GAGCAAGGAGTACCTTATCAAGTTTGGAAGAAAGTTAGAGCTCGAAACGAACCTTTGGATTTAAGAGTATATAACACAGCTGCTTTAGAGATCATTAACCCTGATTTGGAAAAAGAATATGCTGCCGGAAATACTGGCACAAGTAAGAAACGAAAACGAAGAACAGTGTCTAAAGGGGTGCAATAATGGAAGGATTGACCGATTTAGAGATAGCTAAAAAGATGTATCTTGATTGGCTAACTGCGGAATCAGCAGTAACTACAGGTCAGAGTTATAGTATCGGCACAAGATCATTGACTAGAGCCAATCTAACGGAAATAAGAAAATCAATTGTCTATTGGAAAAATGAGATTGCTAAATTAGAAGGAAAGATAACTGGTAAAGGCAGAAGGGCCATGAGGTTTATGCCAAGAGATTTATAAAGGATGATTGCTTATGAACTTTTTAGATAAAACAATATCTTTTTTCAGTCCGAAAGCAGCCTTAAATCGAGTGCATGCCAAGAAGAAATTGGAGATTATCAATAGTGGCTATGATAATCATGGCGCGAGTGCTAAAAAGAAAGCCTTGCAAGGATGGCTTACAAGCACTGGTTCTGTATTAGAAGATATTGAACAAAATATTCCTACTCTTAGAGAGCGGTCCAGAGATTTGTATATGGGTGCTCCAATTGCAACAGGCGCGTTAAAAACAATGCGTACAAACGTTGTAGGAGCAGGATTGAGATTAAATGCTCAAATTGATTCAGAGTATCTTAATATGACAGTAGAAGAAGCGGACGCATGGGAAACGAAGGTGGAAAGAGAATTTTCACTTTGGGCGGATTCAATTAGTTGTGATGCGCAAAGGATGAATAATTTTTATGAATTGCAACAGCTAGCCTTTCTTTCTTGGTTAATGAGCGGTGATTGTGTGGCATTGCTTCCAATGATGCCAAGAATCGGAATGCCTTATGATTTAAGAATAAAAGTAATTGAAGCGGATAGGGTTTGTACTCCCTATGATGCAATTACTACCGATGACAAAATAATAAATGGGGTAGAAATCAATACAATGGGCGAAGTGGTAGCTTATCACATTGCAGATAAACACCCTTATTCCTCCACAGCAGCCGTTAATAAATGGAACAGAATTCCTAAGTTTGGTGCTACATCTGGAAGGATAAACGTTATTCATCTGATGGAAAGTGAAAGACCGGAACAACGGCGGGGCGTTCCAGTACTTGCTCCAGTTATTGAAAGTTTGAAACAACTAGCCAGATATTCAGAGGCAGAATTAATGGCAGCGGTCATTAATGGCATGTATTCGGTTTTTGTTACTACGGAAACAGGACAGGGAGACAATACTTTCAGCCCGTTAGGTCCAGAGGATATGGTTGACGAAGAGGACGATTCCACTATTGAGTTAGGAAGTGGAACTGTCCATTTTTTAGGTGAGAATGAAAAAATCCAAGAGTCTAATCCTGGCAGACCTAATCCGAATTATGATGGATTTGTTACTTCTATCTGCAGACAAATAGGGGCAGCATTGGAAATTCCATATGAATTGCTTTTAAAGAACTTTACATCTTCCTACTCAGCATCAAGAGGGGCGTTATTAGAAGCATGGAAAATGTTTAAAATGCGTCGAGATTGGCTTTCAAATGGATTCTGTCAGCCAATTTATGAGGAATTCCTTGCAGAAGGAATTGCAAAAGGAAGAATATATGCACCTGGCTTCTTTACAGATCCAATGGCTAGAAAGGCATATTGCGGAGCAGAATGGAACGGGCCGTCTCAAGGACAATTAGATCCTTTGAAGGAGGTGAACGCAGCAGAGAAGCGTGTGGCCAATGGATTCTCTACACGTTCTCAGGAAACCGTTGCAATGGGTAATGGAAACTTCTTCAAGAATAACCAATTAAGGGCCTTGGAGGAGAAAGCGAGAAAAGAAGCTGGATTGATTCAAGAAGAAACATCTGCACCAGCAGAAACATCAACAAAAGAACAGGATGAGGAGGAGGAGGTGAAAGAGGAATGAAATTAAGCATAAGAGGTCCTATTATACCAAGTGATTACCAGATGATTTATGACTGGTTTGGAATTGATGCAGTGAGTCCAAAAAAAGTACAAGGTTTCTTGGATAGTATTGATCCAGGCAATAAAGAGGATATCATTCTCGAAATTAATAGTGGTGGTGGATCTGTTTTTGCAGCATCGGAAATATATGCTCTTTTGAAGGAGCATCCCAACAATGTAATTGCAAAAGTTTTAGGACTAGCTGCAAGTGCAGCATCCTTTCTAATGCTTGGCGCTAATAGTACTTTGATGACTCCAACAGCTCAGGTCATGATTCACAATGCCTCATCAATGGCTAGTGGGGATTATCGAGATATGGATCATACTTCTAGTATTTTAAAAAATACAAACCTAGCCATTGCAAATGCATATAAGTTGAAAACAGGGAAGTCTCATGAAGAGTTGTTGTCCATGATGGATAACGAAACCTGGTTAACAGCTCAACAAGCGAAACAGATTGGATTAATTGATGAAATCATGTTCGATAATGGAGATCTTGCAAACAGCATTGTAGCAAGTGCCAACACTCCATTTAGTGATGGAATATTACCACAAGCTGTAATTGATAAATTCCGTAACGAAATGTTAGGAATGCAATTGCCAAACGGTCCTGAATCATCTCAGCTTAGTAATGTAGTATCCAATCAAACTACTACAATAGCAGAACCACAACAACCAAAGGAGGAACCAAAGAACATGGATTTAGAAACTCTTAAAAATAATCACCCTCAATTATTTGAGCAAGTGAAAAACATTGGATATCAAGAGGGAATTACTGCAGAAAACACACGTATCAAAGATATTGAGGATTTGCAGTTGCCTGGTAACGAGGAGTTAGTAAATAAAGCAAAATTCGAAACTAAGATTGAAGCAAGCGCCTTAGCTGTTGAGATTATCAAAGCAGAGAAATCCAGAGGCAGTAATTATTTAAACAATGCTCAAAATGACGCGCAGATTATTAATAACGTTCCTGGTGGTGATGCTCCAGCAAACAATAATGATAATACGGCGGATGCTAACGCGTTGCATGCTGCTCTAAATGGTTCGCAAGAAGGGCAAGCAAATGACTTAAGTAATCAATTAGGAGGTGCATTAAAGTAATGGAAATGAATGGAGTTGTAGGAGAAATCGGCTATGATAACCTTTTTGCTGGTACTTCTGTTCCGGTAAATGTGAAGTCAGTCTCTTTAAAATCAGGTCAAGGTTTAGTTGTTCGTGGAACTGTTTTAGCTATTGAAACCGCAACTGGATTAGCTGTTAAGGTGGATAGTACTAAAACAGGAGGAGTGGAGTCTGCAGATTGCATATTAACAGACGATGTGGATACTACCGCGGGTGCTGTAGCTTCTACTGCATATAGTTCGGGTCTTTTTAATCGTAATGCCTTAATCTTTGGTGGCACGGATACAGCTGCAAAACATGAAAAGACACTTAGAACATTAGGTATTTACCTAAAAGAAAACCTATAATTGGAGGATTAGTCGTGAAATTAGAACTATATAAAACAACAACCATGTTGCCAGCTATTCAACAAATGATAGCTCCAACTAGCTTTTTAAAGAATACTTTTTTTCCAGATGGGGAGACGTTTTATACAGAAGAAGTGCTGCTGGATTTTACAAAAGGTAAAAGAAAAATGGCACCTTTTGTGGCACCTAGAGTCGGTGGGATTACGATGGATAGGGAAGGATATAAAACAGTAAAGTACCTTGCACCAAAAATTGCTCCTCAACGAGTGCTTACAATTGATGATCTTGTTATTAGAGGGTTGGGCGAAAATGTTATCAGCAGTAAGACTCCGCAACAAAGACAAGTTGAATTGCTAGCAAAAGATATTAAAGAGCTCACGGCAATGATTACTAGAAGGCAGGAATGGATGTCAGCTCAAGCCTTGCTGAACGGTAAAGTTGTTATGAAAGGATTCACAGACCGAAGTGATAAGGATTATGTAGAACAGGTCTTAGATTTCAACTTTACAAATAAAGAAGTTTTAGAGGGGACAGATCGCTGGGGTCAAGGTGGAAAGATTTATGAAGATTTAGAGGAATGGAAGCTGAAAATCACGCAATTAACTGACGCTACTGTTGATATGGCTATTCTGGGTAGAGATGCCTTAAAAGCTTTTAGAAATGATGCTACTATCCAAAAGTTGATGGACATTAGAAACATGAACAATATCGAATATAAGCCCGTTTATAGAGGGGAAGGCGTAAGCTACATCGGCCGAATTGCAGAGCTTAACTTAGATATTTACACATATGATTCCTGGTATTTGGAAGATGATAAAGTGTTAAAACCGTATATCCCAGCTAACACTGTTATTTTAGCTAAATCTAATCTTGGAGAAACGTTGTATGGCGCTATTACTCAAATGGAAAAATCAGAGCAGTTTGTTACGTATGAAGGAAAAATCGTTCCAAGATCATGGGCTGATGTGAACGCAGAAGCTAGAATGATTCGTTTAGCAAGCCGCCCCGTTCCAAAGCCAAACGATGCGGACGAGTGGTTCGTTGCACAGGTGGTGTAATTATGTTGGTTGAATTCAAATTAAAATGTCGATGTAACGGCAAACGATTTAAGCCTGGGGAGCAAGCAAATATTCCAGAGGATGTAGCAAAGCGTTTAGTAAACTGCGGAGCTGCTTTTTTTATTGAGAAAAAAGATGTAGTTAACCTTAACGAAGGAATAGAAGGTGAACAACTAACACCTCCTGATGATCCAGAATTGGTTGATCCTGAAGAAACTGGCGAGGATGTTCATAAGCTTTTGTATAACAAATTCAATAAAGACATTTTAAAGGAAGCTGCAATGGAAGTAGGTATTTTAGTTCCAGCAATTGACCAGAAAAAAGATGATCTTATTGCATTAATCATTGCAGAAGGAAAAGCAGAGGAAGTATTAGCACTTCCAGATGACTTTAATGAGTAATTTTAAAGATTTCCTTGCTCAAGATATGAAAAGCACCTTTTTTAATGAAAATGAATTTGCTGAAAAGCTTCTAATTGAAGGCAATGAAGTTACCGTTATTAGAGATCCTGAGCAACTTATGAAAAAACAGTTTGGAAATGGTGGAGAAGGCCTTGAAAAAGCAGAACTGCTTTTTTATGTTCAAAAAAACCAGTTGAATTTCAGACCAATAGCCAATGAACAAATAAAAATAGGGCAACGAACATTTCGCGTGATAAGTATTTCTAATGAAGATGAAATGTACGTCATTACGGTAGGGAGGAATCAATAATGCCTGTAACAGTCAATATTGACCATACCTTATTACACAATGTCCAGAATCGACTTGGAACTTTTCAAAGGAAGGCTCCAGATGCCATAACAAAGGCATTAAATAGAGCAATGAATACAGTTGCTGCAAGCATTACAAGGGAAGTAAGACAGGAATATAACATAAAAGCTGGTGATGTTCGAAGCACCTTGAATAAAACAAGAGCGTCTAAGTCTACACTGTCCGCCATTGTCACTTCAAGAGGTCAAGTAATTCCCATTGACCGTTTCAAAGTATCTCCTAAAACCGTACAACCGAGACGGAAAAAGCCAATAAAAATTGCAGTTAAAAAAGGCAGCAGTTTAAGGGCTGTAAAAGGGCCATTCGTTGTAAACATTAATGGAATTAAGGTGTTTAAAAGGGAAGGAAAGAAACGATTGCCTGTAAGCAGAGTAATGGGACCTTCTGTTCCACAAATGATTGGTAATGAAGAGGTCCGAGATAAAATCAATCGCACTGGCTATGAAACATTTCTAATTCGATTAGATTATGAGATTGACAGAGCCATAGGGATAGGACAAGGGTTAACATGATACCAGAGAATTTACAGAGCGAGTTAATCACACGTTTCAAAAAGGTATTTAAGGGAGATTTTTTCCTAGATCCTAACGGAAAAAAGGTTCCTGTAAAAGTGTATGAGCAACATTTACCGATACCAAAACGAAACGAAAACCCACATGACGAGTTTGCTGAAGAGGATAATAATTATTCTTTTTATCCGGCAATAGTCGTTCAATTATTTGAAGGCATTCAAGAACAGTGGGATCTTAACCAGATAGTAACAGTAAATATCATTGTAGGTGTTTATGATGAATCAGAAACTAGAAGCGGATATAAGGATGTAACGGCTATTCTTAGAAAAATCTATATGGATTTGGCAAAGAATCGACTAATGAAGAAACAATACTCCCTTACTGTTCCACCGAGGTGGAAGATTCATGATGAAGATACACATCCATTTTATTTTGGAGCTATGCTATTGGAGTTTGAGGAAGCTATGCAAATCTTAGATGAGGGAGTGACAAAGTTAATATGACGATTAGAAAGAAAGCGGAAGTTGAAGAAATAATTAAGTCTGGTGCCGAGGTTGAAGAAGTAAAACAAGCAGATGTTGTAAAGGAAGACGTTCCACAAGTAAAAGAGGTAGTTGCTGCACCAGAAGTGGCCAATGTAGATGTTCATGAGTTAAGAAAAGCAGAAACAGTTCAGACGCTTATTTATGTTGGTCCAAGTATTCCTGGTAATACCCTGCCGCAATATTCTACTTTTACAGATGGATTTCCTGTTCAAGTAAAAGCAGAAATAGAGAAATGCCCTTTTATTCAGGAATTAATCGTGCCAGTTAGTGATTTATCACAGGCAAACGCTAATTTAGGAGTAAAGGGAACAAAAGAACAAGTGATGTATGAAAAGACGTTGCAATTTTACAAGGAGGCTTCTAAATAATGGCTTATGAACATGGGATTAATATAAAAGAAAATAGTACATCCGTAACGCCTCCTGTGCAGAATATAGGGGGCGTTTTAATTGCCGCCGGAATTGCACCAGTTCACTTGGCAGCAGATCCGTTTGCTGTTACTAACGTGCCTATCTTGGCCAACAATTTTGGAGAGGCAAAATCCAAACTTGGTTATAGCGAAAACTTCAGTAAATACACACTTTGCGAAGCTATGTTTGCTGCCCTGCAGTTCGCTTCTGTTGGCCCTGTTGTATTTATTAATGTTCTTGATCCAACAGTCCATAAAACGGCTGTTACAGATGCAGTGTTAACGATTGCAAAGGGAGCAGCTGTCATTAATGATGAAGGTGTTTTGTTAAGCACAGTAAAACTTAAAAGTTCTGATGGCACAAAAACATTTGAAAAAGACAAGGATTATACTATCAGCTTTAATGCAGCTGATAAACCGGCAATTACTGTTTTAACAGGTGGCACTATTGGTGTTGCAACTGCTGCAAAAGTAACATATGACAAAGTGGATGCTTCGAAAGTAACGAAGGCGGATGTTATTGGTGGATATGACAGTGCTGCAGGTAAATATAAAGGGCTTGAATTGGTCCAACAAGTTTATCCAAGATTAGGTGTTGTTCCAGGTCTATTAATCGCTCCTGGCTTTTCACAATTTCCAGATGTTTATGCGGTAATGGTGGCAAAGGTTCAAAAAATCAACGGAAGTTTTAATGCTGATGTAGCAGCAGATATTGATACTACAGCTGTTACAAAATATGAAGATGTACCAACTTGGAAAAATGATAATGGCTATACAAATGCAAAGAGTTCCGTATTATGGCCAAAAACAAAAATTGGAACAAGGATTTTACATGCAAGTTCCATTTATGCTGCTTCCTTGAAAGCATTGGACGCAACAACAGAGGATGTTCCTGCAGAATCACCATCTAACAAATCAATTGCTATTAGTGGCGTTTGCCTAGCGAATGGAACAGAAGTTTATCTTGATCCAGTTCAAGCTAACTATTTAAATGGACAAGGAATTGTTACCTTCATAAATTGGGGTGGATGGAAAGTTTGGGGTAACAA